GCATCAGCGGATCCCCGGATGGGTCAAACGGCCCTCGAGTTGGCAGACTACGACGCCGTCGATCGGATCCGATTCGGTAATGCCAGTCAGCACCGCCTGGAACGCGAAGCCCGCCGCACCGCCAAGCACGGTGAACGACGTTCCGGTGTGCATCCGTCCGAACGCACTGCCGAGCTCGGCCGGATCGTTGAGCTCAACGCTGACCGTGCATTCGTAGCCGGTGCTGTAGACGCCGGCGTAGCGACTGCCGTAGGCATTGACGTCGATCGTGCGTGCCGACTCCGACAATTGCACGTTGCGGGCCGACGCCATCACGCCGCCGTCAAGGGCGATAAAGCAATCCTTGCCGAGCGTGATGGCCACGGCTTAGGTGGCCTCTTTCACGGTCAGGTTGTACGTCACAGCCCCGTCGACGCCGATGTTCTCCGTCACGCTCATCACCGTGAATCCCGTGGGATTCGACGCCTCGAGCGACGCGATGACGCCGTCGGCGTCGTGGCACTCGATCTCCCATGTCTTCGTCGTGAATCCGGCGAGGAACGCCTTGCGGCCAGCGCCGGTGCCGACGTTCGCACGATTAGAGATGTCGATCGTCTCGCATTCCTCGGTGTAGGTCGCCGAGATGATGCCTTCGCCGAACGGGGGCGTCGATCCGTCCTTGCCAAGAGTGATGGCCATGTGTGGTGCTTCCTGTGTGTGGTGAGATCAGGAGGAGATGGTGCGAGAGCCCGATACGCTGTAAGTCACAATGCCGTCCAACGGCTCGGCTCGTGCGATCGACGTACAAACGTAAGTGGCATTCCCGGTGACCGTGCCGCCGATCGTGAACGTGCCGCCGATGGTCACGCCGGGGTCGTCGACGCACTCGACCTCGACGGTCTGCTCGATCATCGCCTTCCTGAACTTCCGGCTCGTGTCGCCCAACTTCGTGACGTCGATCTCGCTGGCGGAATGCGAGACGGTGCAAGAGCGGGCGTTGGAAACGCCGGTGATCGTGACGTTCTTGCCCAACTGGATGGTGACGGTGCCTGTCGGCATAGTGCCCTCGTGTGCGAGTGCCCGCTGGTGCGGCGGGTCTGCTCACGGTAGGGCTGCACAGGGCGAATCCCGACCGGGTGTGCCAGCGGCTACCCTCGCCACTTCCGCACGTTTCCGTAGCTGATGGTGCCTCGGAACTGCGCCGGAATCTTCGACAGCGACGCTTGGAGCCCGATTTCCATATAGCCGCGGCCACGGAGCGAGCGAGTGCCCACGAAGAAGTTGCCGCGAGTGTTGCTGAATACACCGACGTAGGCACCTTCGTAGCGTTTAGCTGTGCGGCCTTTTTTGCCAACGTTGTAGGTGACTTGCCTTTGAAACTTTCTCGGCAGCTTGTGTCCTCCGTACTCCTTCACCGGATACTTCGTCCGCTTGAGGTAGTAAGACTCCGTCCCGCCGAACTCGTGCAATTGATTCAGCCACGGGAACTTTGAAGGCCCGATGACGACAGAGTTTCTCCTGGCGTCGTAGTCCGACTGCACGTCGTTTCGCAGAAACGCCTTCGGAGCCCACGACGATACTTTGTCTGGGCGTGGCACCTTTCTGACGTAGGCGACGACCGGGTAGCCGTCCTTTTCGCCAACGTGCCACCAGACTGGCTTCGGCCGCAGCGTGCGGCCTGTCCTCGTTGATCCGCCAACGATCTGCCGCTGCGTGATGCGGCGGACTTCCATGCCAGCCTTTTGCAGGGCAACTGCCGCGGCGGCCCCGATCAGACGCTTGGCGTCCTTGTTCCAGTTGAACTTCGTGGATTGACGCTTCCCCCTGGAGTCAACCCAGGTGAGGCCCATGAATCCCACCTTCGCCATAACGTCACTCCGTAGGCGGCGTCGGCAGCACGTTCGACTCAAACACTCGGTAGGTCGCTGTGATGACGGCACGCCACATATTCCGCTCGGTCAGTGCGTCGTCGGGGTTCAACTCAATCGTCACCGTCTGCGGGCTGGTGACACCAGCCGGCCATGTGATGCCGGGCCAGTCGTGAGCCCTGACGTAGAGCATGACGCTGTCAGCCAGGTCGAGCATCCCGTCGACTTGCGAGTCGGTCTGGACGTAGCGGCCGACGAACACCGTCACGGTGTAGTCCACTTGCATCATCGTGCGGCTGATGCGCGAGACTTCGGCGTTGCCAGGGACGACAAACACCCGCGGCGTCGCCATCGCGTCGGCGTCGACGGTGGCCCAGTTGCGCCGCTCCACGGTCGTGCCGGCCACTGGCCAGGCGACGGCCTGTAGCCCCGCTGCGAGAGCGTCGGCGATAAGGCGTAGGGTGCTGCTCATGCGTCAGGGAAGGCGGCGGTGGGGACGGTTATCGTGCGCGCCGCCTTGGTGATCCGCAGGTCGTCGATGTAGCCGTATGTGTTTTCGGCCGACGTAAGGACGTTTGATCCAATCGTCAGTCCACGCGACGAGCCAGCGTCGCCGTCGTTAGTGAACGTGATGACACTGGATCCGTTTAGGTAGAGCGTATTGACCCCGCTACTACGGACCCAAGCGATGTGATTCCATGCGTTCAACGTCATGCTGCCGCCGGTGCGGACGCTTCCCCCGTCATAGCAGCGAACTGCCCCAGAAGAAGACTTTCCGATCACCAGCCAGTTGGCGCTGTCGGAGTCTCTCGTGTCGACGTGCGTCTCGTTACCTGCGTTTTGTAGCGGGTAATGCCAGTATTCGATCGTAAAATCGCCTTCCCCAAACCCGAACGCAGTGCTAGACGGCACCTTCAGATAGTCGCCGCTGCCGTCGAAATATGCAGACTTCCCACCCCACTTGCTCTGCACCGTCGATTGCGTGGCGTTGCCGACAGCCGTGATCGTCTTCGGCGCTCCACTGCTGTCGACAAACGTCGATCCTGTGCCGTCCATGTGCAGGAGCAGTGCGACCTGGCTGAAAAACGGATCGCTCAAAGACGGCGTCACACTGCCGCTCGCCGCACTCCACGGCCCCTGGCCGATGCCGCTGACGGCCGCCACGCGGAACGTGTAGGCCGTGCCGTTCGTCAGGCCCGTGACCGTCGCACTCGTAGCAGTAGACGTGCCGTCCGAGAACGTCGTCCACGTCGAGCCGCTGTTGGACGAATACTGGACGTAGTAGTCGGCGATCGTCGCCACGCTCGCCGGCGCCGTCCAAGAGACGGCGGCCTGGGCGTTGCCGGCCGTTGCCGTGACGCCCGTGGGGGCGCCGGGCAGCAAATACTGCCACCGCTCGTCGGCGGTCAGGATCGGCGGATTCAGGTCGCTCAGGCGGCGAAAGCGGGCCATTAGGTCAACTCCGTCCACGAGAGATTGCAGTCCACCGCCGAGGCCGCAGAGATCGTGATGCTCAAGGACTGGCCTTCCTTGAGCTTGATGGGCGTTTCCTTGCTGATCGCCACCAAAACGTCTTTTGCGTTGATCTGATACTCCGAGCAGATCGCCGTGCCGGTGCCGCTGCCTGCGGTCGCGCTCGACCAGACCTGCACGGTGACGAACGTCGCATTGCTGCCGCTGACGTTGGCGAGGATCAGCGATTCGACGAGCAGCACCTTGCCGCTTGAGGCGGCGTTGCTCAAGAGCGATGTGAGCGTCGTCGTCGTGACCTTGACCGATGCGGAATCGGCGTAGACGCCAGTGAGGGCATTGAGGTTTGGATTTGCCATTAGCGTTTCAACTCAGCGCGAGGAATAGACCGATACCCATGCCGCCGCCGGCCGGGCCTTGTGGCCCTTGTGATCCCGTGTCGCCCTTGGGCAGCACGAGCGAAAGCACCTGATTCGGGCCGGCGCCAGTGATCGAAGCCGAGGCCGTGGTGCCACCCGACACCGTACCGATCGCCAGCGTGTTGATCGGCAGCGTGAGATTAAGCGTCTGCGTCGGCGCCGTTCCGGTGATCGTGGCGGCAGCCGTTGCCCCACTGCTCACCGTACCGATCGAGAGCGAGTTGGCTGGGCCTGTGGGGCCGGTGTCGCCCTGGTCGCCCTTGGGCAGGACGAGATCGAGCGTCTGATTTGGTGCCGTGCCGCTGATCGTCGCCGATGCCGTGGCGCCGCCCGTGACGCTTCCGATTGTCAGCGTATTTGCCGGGCCAACCGGGCCGGTGCTGCCCGTGTCGCCCTTGTCACCCTTGGGCAGCGTGAGGTCGAGCGTGAGGCTCGGTGCCGTCCCGGTGATCGTCGCCGCTGCGGTGACGCCAGACGAGACGGTGCCGATGGCGATGCTCGTGGACGGGCCAACGGGGCCAGCCGGCCCGACGCTTCCAGCGGCGCCAGTGTCACCGCGCGGGATCTCGAGCGAGAGCGTCTGATTCGGTGCCGTCCCAGTGATCGTGGCAGACGCTGACGAGCCTGGAGATCCGGTCGTGACCGTGCCGATGGCGAGCGAGTTCGCAGGGCCGACATCGCCACGAGGCAGCGTCAAACTGAGCGTCTGTGATGGCGACGTGCCGGCGATCGTGGCCGCCGCAGATCCGCCAGCCGCACTGGTAGTCACCGTGCCGATCGAGAGCACGTTTGGATCGCCGTTGTCACCCTTGAGGCCTTGCGGGATGCCGAGATTGACGATGGCGTGATATGCCGTGCCGACGTTCGTGGCCGTGGCCGGCGAACCCGGCGGCAGCGTCGTAACCGTTCCGAGCTGTAGCGTGCCGCTGACGACTTCGGCATCGCCTGGCGAAATCGTGCCGGTCGTCACGCTCACAGAGCCGCCATTGCCGACGACGGCGTTGACCGTCGATCCGCCCGTGACGGTGACGTCGGCCTCGCCTGCGTTCGTGACTGTGACGGCGATGTCGCTCATGGTGCCTTTGCGATGAGTTCACCGCTGACGACGGTGCGAGTGATGCCGGCCGGCGTCACCCACCGCACGAAATGCCGATACCGGATGCCGCCCGAGAGGGCCGCCGTCTGCGTCTCGTTGAGCCCCCACGCAATCGTCCCGGCCGAAGCGTTGACCACGGTGATTGTCGGCGTGGCAGCCGTGGCACCCACGCTCGTCACCGTGCCGCCGCCGCCGCCCTGGAAGCCTTGAGCCGCCGCAACGTAGACGCCAGCCGTGAACGTGTAGCCGGTGACGTCGACGTCCGCGAAATCAAGTGTGAAGTTCACTTCGTCTCCGACGGTGAACTGCACAGTCAGGTCGCCCGGCAGAAACGAGACGGTAGGCATGGCATCTCCTCGTCGCCGGATTGTCAGGCGATCGACATGGAATCCGACCGGCTATGCCGACTCGACCCACGAGAACGTCTGCTCGTCGAGCGTCCATCCGTCGCCTGGTGATGGCGGCAAGAACGCGTCGAGCCGCTCGTCGTATCGGTAACCCACGCCGGCGTAGTTGCCCCGAAACGGCACGCCGCCCGCGATGTGCTGGCCGCCTTGCGTGT